CACGACGGCATGCGTGGAGTTTCTTTTATTCATGCTTGATGCTGAAGAAAGGGATGCCCCGGCCGGGAAAAGAGTTGTTGTTGAAGAGCGTAAAAGACGCGTATGATACGATGACCAAACCGGACGACCGGAGCTACTCACGCCTGTTAGCGATCGAGAGCGTGGCGGAAAAAGCAAAAAAAGTTGTAAGAAAACTGTTTAAAATACAGGAGTGGAGTGATGTGCAAATGTCATGGCCAAGTATTTCAGCCCATGCGACGAGTGGTCGTAAGGAATTGGGTGCGTTGGGAAAAATCGTTCGTGAGCAAATGGCTCCGAAGGATATTGTGTACGTGGAGGATGATGAGGAATTTATTCGTGAAGACGGTTTTTCCTACCTCAAGTTGTCTGAGGCAAGTGCGGCCAAATTGGTTCAAGCACAAGCTCGTCTCGTGGTTAAAGCCCAGAACGAGTTGCCGATGGCGATTCCGCAAGCTCTGCCGGAGCCTTTGAAGGTCCGGATTGTGACGAAAGGTCCAGAGTATACGTATGCTGCCCTGCGTCCGGTGCAGAAGATGCTTTTTAATACATTAAAATGCGATAAGCGCTTTATGATTGGAGAGACGATGAGTGCGACGAAAGTTCGCCAAACTCTGGGATATCTTCGACTGGGAAATAAGTGGTTGAGTGGAGACTACAAAGCCGCAACCGACAATCTGGCGATTGAGCTGTCCTACCTGATGGTAGAGGAGATAGCTAGCGCTACCGCGATGCCAATGGTGTATCGCGATCTGTTTCAAACAGCCCTTACGGGTCACTCCTATGTGAAAGAAAATGGGAAAGGTGATACTAAGTGGTATGAAAGCATGGGTAAACAGGCACGGGGCCAGCTGATGGGCTCGCCCGTGTCGTTCCCTTTACTCTGCATTGCGAATTTCGCATTGATCTGGGACACGGTGTTCCCGGACATGTCCTTCGAGGACGTGCAGTGTTTGGTGAATGGAGATGATTGCCTCTTCCAATGTGATGAGGATGGAAAGGATGCGTGGGAAGATGGTGCTCGAGCCGTAGGCTTGACTCCGTCCGTCGGAAAAACCTACTATGCGTCGGACTTTTACGTGATTAATTCCGTAATGTACGATTGTACTGGTGTGGACGACGAAGATGGTATGCTGCCCTGGGAAGGGGCGGATGTGTACATCCCCTTTGTGAATTGTGGTCTCTTACTGGGTCTGAAAAGATCTGGTGAGCGAGAGGATGGAGAAGCGGAAGGCTCCTCTCTCGGCGCTCGTGCGCGTAAATTGTTGGATGGGTGGGAAACTGGTCAGGAATGGATGATGACGATGTCGGAGAACCTCAAAAAGGTGTATCTGGATCTGAATCCGTTGCCGGATGGTATCCCCGTCCACATCCCAGAAGTTTGGGGTGGTTTGGGACTTCCAGGAGACATGTCTCCGGAGGAAGCTAAACTATATGAATGCGTAAGAATGAAGGACATCAGTTGTGGTATCGTGAAGCCTGAAATGACGGTGACGACGTACTACAAGAACTCTGTATCAGAGCTCGGACGTTTGTTTGGATGGCGAAAGGCCTCCGACTTCCGCTGCGGTAAAACGCAGTTCTGGAGCATTGCGGAGCCGACCGAAGTAAGTGGGGAAACTACTGAAAAGGTGCGTGCAGCATGGCGAGAGATTAAAGAGAAGAAGATTGGGTTCGAGTTGGATTTTGATCATGCATGGAAAGTGCTGGGTAATGAAGTTGAAAGACCGACCAAGATGGTTCCAGCGTGTGTGATTGATGATACAACAGACTCACCGGTCCAAGTGGATCTGTGGGTACGTGCTTGCGGGCTGTGGTTGCCAATGTGTGACCGCGATACGCCGGCCCTGGCGGTGGTGTTGAACTAACCACGCCAGTTCCCATGGGTAGGGAC